AATATAATTGATGAATTACTTCATTTAAACAAAGTAATTGAAAATTCCAAGCATCCTGAAATGCTTGTTCAAGAAAAGTTAAGAGCAGAAGAATTATCAAAAGCATTTATAGACGCAGGTGGTAAAACTGAACAATTATCTCAAATATTAACATATAAAGGAGCAGAAGGTGCAAGTAGATTTAATAAGGAAATAGAAAACCTTACTAATAATTCCTATAATAATTTTAGAGCCATTGGGCAAATGGATAGGGTTACTAGAGAATTTGCTTCAGGTGGATTAACAACTGGATTGAATGGATTAACAATGTTTGGTAATTCATTAACTCGTTTAGCAGTTCAAGAAGGCGGATTTAAAAATGCCATAAGTGGACTTACTGGTGCTTTTACTGGACCTGCGGGAATAGTATTAGCATTATCTGCGGTTGTTGGTTTATTTGAATTATATGAAAAAAATGCTAAAAAAGCAACTGAAGCAAATGATGCTTTTATTAAATCATTAAATGACCTTAATAAAAAACTTTATGAAATTGCAGGAGGTTCTCAAGCAAAATTAGCAACAGGAAGTGTTTTAGCTGAATTAATTACAGATTCATCTAAAAATATAGAAACAAGAAAAGCAGCATTAACTCAATTAAAAAGTATATTTTCCGAAAGTGGTGAACTTGATAAATTAGATATTAATTCAAAAGAAGCTAATAATAAGCAGCTTTTAATATATGCAATTAATAGAGCAGCAGTACAAGATTTTGATATTAATGCACAAAAAAATTATCAAGAACAATTATCAACTGCTATTACTGAAAGAAAAAGAATAGAGGACCAAGCAACAAAAGATTTGGCAGCACCTAAAAAAGATATATTTGTACAATTTACAAGTGGAGAAGCATATGTTAAAACAGTTGCTCAACAAAATAAAGCAATAAATGACCAATTAAAATTAGATTTAGACGCAAAAGATTCTTTAATTAATCAAATTAAAAAGCAAAATGCTGAATATGTTATTGAGGCTAGTAAATTTGGTAAGATTGGAGATAAAGTTAAACCAACAAAAGATACTGATTTAGAAGATTATATAAAGCAGTTAAAAACTGATAGAGCATTTATAGAAGATAGATTAAAATCAGATGCAGAAAAGCAAAAAATAAGTATGATATTCGGGGAAACTCCCGAAGAAGTTGTTGCTAGAGAAAAGAAAAGACTTGCTGAAATTGATACTTTGCTTAAGCCAGTTATTGAAAAAATGAAGAGTGAAGGTGGTCTTGGAGGTATGTTAAGTAAGGAAGCATCTAAAGGAGCAGAGCAAATAAAATTAGATGAAGAAATTGCAAAAGGAATTAAAGCTCAAAATGAAGCATATAAATCATTAGCTAGAACAATATCTCAAGATTTGACAAATGCATTAAATGGGATGTATAATGCTATGCAACACGGACAATCTTTTGGTCAAGCATTTTTAGATATGTTAGGTAATATGGCTCAGAAATTAGCTGAATTAATAGTTAAAACTTTAATTTTTGATGCTATAATTGCTGCATTAACAGGAGGTTCAAGTACCGCAGCAGTTGCAGCTTCAGATGTTGCAGGTTCAGCAGGAAGAATGTTAATGATTCCAAAATATTTAGCTGAAGGTGGAGTAGTTTCAAGTCCAACTTTAGCAATGGTAGGAGAAGGAAGTCAACCTGAAGCAGTAATGCCTTTAAGTAAATTAGGTTCAATGATGAATAATACTTTTAGTGCAGGAGCAATGAGTGGAAACGGAGGTTCAAATAATGGTCAATTTACATTAAAAGGAAGTGATTTAGTTTTAGCTTTACAAAGGTCTAATTATTCACTTAACTTAAGACGTGGAGCATAATGGCATACGCAAATAAATATAAAATTACAATGGCTACTAAAAGCGGTAGCATTTCTTATTTATATCTTCAACAAGATGGTTATTCTGGAGCTTTAATAGAATATCCTGCAGTTAAAATAGACCTTGCATATATTCCTAAAAGTGATGATGTATTCGAACCTATTTATGTAAGCCAATTATCTGTCGTTATTGATGTTACAGATGGTATAGAAAATATGCCAAATTTAACTACTCTTAATGATAGAACATATTTATGTAAATTATATTATGATTCAACATTAGAATGGCAAGGATGGGCATTAAGTGATAGTGTAAGTTTTTCTTTTAGTACAGGAAGGAAAGAACTTTCTTTTAATGCGGTAGATGGTTTGGGAATGTTAGAGAAAATTCCATATCCAGTACCTATTGATTATGTATTAACAAATTTTAATACTTGTCTTACTTATATTTTAGGTTCTTTAAATTCAATTGCATTTCCTACAAACTTAAATATTCTAACTGGTATTAGTTTTTATTCAGAAGAAATGGCAAATAGGTCAACAATTAGTTGGGCTGACCCATTAACACAATCTTATTTAAACTATGGAACTTTTATTGATAGTAATAGGGCAGTTGATAATTGTCTTTTAATACTTAGTAAAATAATTCAAGGATTTGGAGCAAGATTATTTCAAGCCAATGGCAAATGGAATATTGTAGCAATATCTGAATTTGCTCAATCAAGTTATTATTTTAGTGAATATAATAATTCAGGAACAGTTGTTGATTCAGGAACTAAAAGTATTAATGGTCAAATTCAAGGATTTGTAAGTAATACAAGTGGACTTTATTTTGTAGATAATAGTCAAACTAAATTATTAAGAAAAGGATATAGTCAAGTAAATTTTACAAAACAAATTGAATATCCTTCAAATTATATTACTAATTGGGATTTAAAAACATATACACCTGGAAGTCCTGCTTATGCTTGGACTGAAAATTCTAATGGCGGTGTAATGTTTGTTGTACCATATCCAAATTTGGCTTTTAATTCATATTTAATGGATTTGACAAGTGTTGGTTCCCCTAATTATGATATGTCTTTAAAACCTTCATATTTTCCTAAGATTGCATTTAATGAAGCAGTACAAATTTCATTTGATGTAAGTTTAGTTGCAGTAGGAACATCTTGGACTCCTGATTGTTTTTTTATATTAAAGATTCAATTACAAACTCCTTCAACTTTTTATATTTATACAAACAATAATGGTTGGGTTGTAGGTGGGGAAGAATATTATCAAACTTATGATGTAAATACAAAGACAACAAGTTTTAGTGTAACAACTAAGCCTGTTCCTGAAACTGGAACTATTTTCTTTGAATATATATTAGCAAAACCTGCTTCACATTATCTTAAATCTACTGTATTATCTACTGAAATAAGAAATTTTGCTTTTGCAATTATTCCTTCTTTTGTTTCTTATCAATGTATAGGTGCTTTAAGTAATACAGATGAATATGTTTTAAAACCTACGTTAGAAATAGGATTTAATGATAGTTATAATGGATATTATTCTTATAAAGGATTTTTAGCTGATTCAACAGGATTAAATTTAAAAAATTGGTATAGATATGATTATCTATCAGACAATAAATATCGTTCATTAAGCGAACTTATTATTAGACAATATTCAAATAATTTAAACAAGAATGTAATTAATATAGATTCTAGTTTTATGGGAATGAATACAACTAATGGAAGATTTAATGCAGCTATGAGAATAACGGCTACTGATACAGACCCAAGTCAAATTAATGTAAGTGCTAAATCTTATATGATTGGAAATACTACTATTGATTTATTTAATGATATAATACAAGGAACATTATTAGATATAAATAGCAATAATATTGATGCTAGTATTTCTGTAATTATAAACTCAAATAGTAAACCTCCTTTTGCTTTAGGTATTTCTCATTTAAGGTCGGCAGGATATAATACAAGTGCAGAAGCGTATGCAAGTGGATTATCAACAGATATAATTTACTCTTTAAGTACTATAACAACTCCTGATATTGGGGATTCATTTTATGAGGACCAAGATTGTACAACTCCATTTAATGGTAATCATTTATGGTATAAAGTAGTAACAGTTTACCCAACTACTAAGGTTTACGAAATAGGCATTGATGGAGTAATAATAGGAATCTTTACTTAACTTTGAGATATGAATAATGTAACTGGTAAGAATATAATGTTGTACTATCACAATCCGATTACAAATACGGATATTCCTTTTGCGTGTTCAACAAATTGCACTTTTAATGTTCAAGTAGCACAAAAAGAAGTAACAAGTCAAACTTCGGCTTGGTATAAGGAATTTAAAAACGATATAGCTAATTGGACTATTTCTTGTGATGGTTTAATAACTTTAAATAATTATGGATATTTATATCTTTTAAATCTTCAACAATCTAGGGCATCAATACAAGTTAAATTTGTGATTGACAATGGTTCTTTAGGATTAGTTGTTATTTCAGGTACTTGTAATATGACTTCGCTTCAAATAAATGGTCCTTGGAAAGATATAGCTACTTACGCAGTTAGTTTACAAGGTACAGGTGCTTATGGTACAACAGGAACTTCGGTAACTCCAGGCGGAACTGTTATTGTTGCAGGAGGGGTAGTTTATGATAAACAATATACTGCTTCAGGTGGCGAGACTACAATAACTTGGACTGATATGATTGGTAAAACTTGTCTTTATGTTTCAAGAGGTGGAGTAGATGTAAGGGATATATTAAGTTCAACTCCTTCAGGCGAACAAGTGCAATGGAACTCATCAACAGGAGTGCTTACATTTGCAAGGGCATTAGAAAGTGATGAATTTATTAGAGGACTATTTCAATAATTAATATGAGCAATCAATTACAAATAACAGGTGGTGCGAAAGTAAGAAGTTTAGAAGGTGTTATAACAGGCACTAGCGGTGTACTTAGTTCAGTTCCTTATGGTGGTGCAAATGGTGTTGCTACATTGGATTCAGCAGGTAAAATACCTGTATCTCAATTAC